CGTGTGACTCACGTAATGCGTAAGACTAAGAATGAGCTTAGAAAGTTACAAGCATCAGGATTCTATAGAGAAGTGGATCTTGGTGACCCGCAGCCATACCACACAGATATAGAAGAACGTAAGGCTGAAGAGGGCGGCTACTCCATGACCGACGATGATCGCTATGCGGTGTACGAGATACACGCAGATGTAGTGATCGATGGCATAGATGATTCTGAAGATGAGATAGCCAAACCCTACGTGATAACTATAGAGCGAGGGTCAAACGAGGTTCTGGCTATAAGACGTAACTGGAATCCTGATGATCCGTTGATGTTGAAGCGTCAGCACTTCGTACACTATGTATATGTGCCGGGGTTTGGCTTCTACGGTCTGGGTCTAATACATATAATAGGGGGGTACGCTAAAGCAGGAACATCGCTTATACGGCAGTTGGTGGACGCTGGTACACTTTCTAACTTACCGGGGGGTCTAAAAACTCGTGGGCTACGTATCAAAGGAGATGATGCGCCCATAGAGCCGGGTGAGTTCAAGGATGTGGATGTTCCTTCTGGCAGCATACGAGACAACATTATGGCTCTGCCTTACAAAGAGCCAAGTCAAACACTATTACAGCTACTAGATCAGATAACAAAAGAAGGTCGTAGGTTAGGTGCGATCAGCGACATGAATATCTCAGATATGTCAGCTAACGCTCCTGTGGGTACAACGCTGGCGTTATTAGAAAGAACGCTGAAGCCGATGGCCGCGGTACAGGCTCGTGTCCATTATGCGATGAAGCAGGAGTTTAAACTTCTTAAATCTATAATGTCTGAGTATGCGCCATCAGAATACTCATATGAACCACTGCGAGGGTCTGTAACCGCGAAGCAGATGGATTACATGATGGTAGATGTTATACCTGTCAGTGATCCAAATAGTTCTACGATGGCGCAGCGGGTAGTTCAGTATCAGGCTGTATTGCAGATGGCACAGTCTGCACCGCAGATATATGACCTACCACAGTTGCACAGGCAGATGATTGAGGTGTTGGGTATCAAGAACGCTGATAAACTTGTGCCGACTGAGGATGATGCCAAACCTACAGATCCAGTTAGTGAGAATATGGATGCACTTATGGGTAAACCGTTGAAAGCGTTTATCTATCAGGATCACGAAGCTCACATCGCAGCGCACCAAGCGTTTATGCAAGATCCGATGGTGGCGCAGATGATAGGTCAGAATCCGCAGGCTCAGAGAATAATGGCAGCGTTACAGGCGCATCTAGCAGAGCACATGGCGTTCTTGTATCGTCAGAAGATAGAAGAAAAGCTAGGCGCACCGTTACCTGCACCAAACGCAGAGCTGTCTGAAGATGTAGAAGTCAATCTAGCTAGATTAGTTGCCACGGCTGGAGCGCAGTTGACTCAGGCTAACCAGCAAGCGGCTGCACAGAAGCAGGCCCAGCAAGCCGCGCAAGATCCGTTGATGCAGATTCAGCAGGCAGAGCTACAGCTAAAGGCACAAGAAGTGCAGCGTAAGGCACAAAAAGATCAGACTGACGCCCAGATTAAACAAGCAGAGCTACAGCTAAAAGCGCAGAAAAATCAAGCAGATAGCATGATAGACCAGAAACAACTTGAACTTGAAGAGAAAGAGTTGTTGATCGACGCACGTAAAGCTGGCGTAAAAATGGCTGCGGACAGACGAAGAGAGAACGCTAAGACAGATATAGAGATGGCTAAACTAATGAAGGATAGAAACGAGTAGTGGCTAAAACTGTACTAGATGTCTTAAAAGAACGAATCGAAGCTGATAAGGCTTCTGCAACAAATTTCTTGGTGGGGGGAGCCGTAAAAGACTTCTCTCAGTACAAGGAAACGGCAGGGTTATTACGAGGTCTGGACACCTGCTTGGGCTATATCGAAGACCTTTCGCGCAACATGGAGTACGAAGATGACTGATACCGCGCAAGCGAGCGTTACGGAAGAAGAGTTTGAAGCACAACTACCCATACCTGTTGGGTATAGGTTGTTAGTAGCAATGCCTCAAGTAGAAGAGGCGTTTGAAGGAACTGAACTATTAAAGTCGGTTACTACTAAAAACCATGAGCAGATCATGTCTATAATGGGTGTGGTCATAGATATGGGTATGCAGGCTTACTCGGATGAGGATAGATTCCCCACCGGTCCTTGGTGTAAGGTAGGTGACTATGTTATGTTTCGTGCTAATACTGGCACTAGGTTTACTATTGATGGTTCGGAGTATCGGCTTATGAATGATGATTCAGTTGAAGCGGTGATACTTGACCCTCGTGGTATAGAGCGAGTATAGGGAGTAAAACATGGCATTTCAAAAAGTAGAATTTGAGTTTCCCGATGAAGACCAGAATGATAATACGATAGAGGTAGAAAATTCTGGAGAGATAGAAATAGATATATCTGGTAAGAAGACGGCAGAGGATTACAAAGAACCAGAGCCAGAAGTAGAGGTAGAAGCTGAAGCAGAACCGGAAGTAGAGGTAGAGGTATACGACGATACCCCCAAAGCGGATCGTAATCGTAAACCCTCTGAACCACCTGCTGATGTTACTGAGGAGGAGTTAGCTGATTACTCTGAGAAAGTACAAAAACGAATAAAGCACTTTAGTAAAGGTTATCACGATGAACGCCGAGCTAAAGAAGCAGCTCAAAGAGAGCGAGACGAATTAGAACGCTATGTCAAAGGTGTTTTGGATGAAAACAAAAATCTTAAAAGCACTGTAGAGCAAAATAGAGAAGTTCTATTAGAGCAGGCCAAGAAAAGCACAAACGCTGAACTTGAGCAGGCTAAACAACAGTATAAAGATGCTTATGAAGCTGGTGACACAGACCGTGTGTTAGAAGCTCAAGAGTCTTTAACTAGCGCAAAGATAAGGTCAGACAAGCTAGATAACTTCGAGCTGTCGCCTTTACAGGAAGAAGAAACTCCTGTACAACCTCAATTAGAGCCTTTAGACCAAAGAGCTTCGGAATGGAAGCGAGATAACCCTTGGTTTGAGGACGATGTTGAGATGAGAACGGTTGCATTAGGAGTGCACCATAAACTTATCAATCAGGGGGTCAGCCCCCAAAGCGATGAATACTACGAGACGATAAATGCTCGTATGCGGAAAATATATCCTGAATATTTCGGGGTGGAGGAAGTAGAGAAACCCAAGCCAAGGTCCAATGTAGTAGCACCCGCAGCGCGGAGCACAAGCCCTAAAAAGGTAAAACTATCGCTATCTGCACAAGCCATAGCAAGAAGATTGGGAGTTCCATACGATGAATACGCCAAACAACAGGCTGCATTAGAAAGAGGGAATAATTGATGGCTGAGAATAGAATAAACCGAGAGCAGGAGACGCGAGAAAAAGGTGCTCGTAAACGCCACTGGGTAAAACCAGAAGTCTTACCTACCATTGAGGTAGAAGATGGCTATGCGACACGTTGGGTGCGTATTTCTACTCTTGGAGTAACAGACGCCAGCAATATATCTTCTAAACTACGTGAGGGTTGGGAGCCAGTAAAAGCCGAAGACTATCCACATATTATGACTGACGACAGTGATAAAAGATTCACTGGCAATATAACAATAGGTGGTTTGCTGGCTTGTAAAGCTCCAAAAGAACTGGCTGATGAACGTAACGAATATTATGAGAACCAGACCAGATCACAGATGCAATCTGTAGACAACAACCTCATGCGCGAAAACGATCCTCGTATGCCTTTATTTAACGAGCGCACAACTAAAGTTACCAATTTTGGTAAAGGAACTTAAATTTTTTGTTAAGAGGTTAACATGGCTTATCCAACAGTTGATGCCCCTTATGGGCTAAAGCCAGTAAAACTACTTAGTGGTGTTCCTTATGTAGGTACGGTTCGTCAATACAGTATAGCCAGCGGCTATTCGACGGACATTTTCTACGGGGATGCTGTCAAGCTAGTTACTGGAGGCACTGTCGAGCGTGATACGTTTGATGCTGCCATGACTCCTATTGGAGTTTTCATGGGTGTAACTTACACCGACCCAAGCACCTCACAGGTGACTTTCAGACAATATTTCCCAGCAAGCACAGCCGCTTCAGATATTAAAGCGTATGTATGCGATGCTACGGACGTATTGTTCAAGGCTGCTGTTGTATCTTCTGGTACAACAATTGGTGACTTGGCTATCACTGATATTGGCGCGAATGTCGCTGGAGTAGACAACACCGGAAGCACCGTAACAGGTAATTCTGCAAGTGCTATTTCAGATACGTCTGCTACCACAGCTACGCTCCCTTTCCGTATTGTTGAGTTGGTTGAAGAAACCAAGAACTCTTCTGGCGGGTTCACGGAAGCGTATGTTAAGTGGAATGCAGGTCACGCATTTGACAACACCACTGGCGTATAAGGAGAGTTAAGAAATGGCTATTTCAAGAGCGCAATTACTTAAAGAACTCCTGCCCGGACTGAACGCTTTGTTCGGAATGGAGTATGCTAAGTATGGAGAAGAGCATAAAGAAATCTTTGAATCAGAGACTTCTGACCGCTCGTTTGAAGAAGAAACCAAGTTGTCAGGTTTCTCCGCTGCACCTGTTAAAGATGAGGGTGCTGCGATTGAATATGACAACGCACAGGAAGCGTTTACTGCAAGGTATACGCACGAAACTATTGCTATGGGCTTCAGTATTACTGAAGAAGCTATCGAAGATAATTTGTATGACTCGCTATCAGCTCGTTATACAAAGGCTTTGGCCCGAGCAATGGCGTACACGAAGCAAGTTAAAGCAGCCGCTATTCTTAACAATGCGTTTGCTTCCGGCACTACTTATGGTGACGGTAAGACTCTTTGTGCAACAGACCACCCGCTAGTTTCTGGCGGTACTAACTCAAACAGACCTGCAACGGCTGCTGATTTGAACGAGACTTCTTTGGAAGCCGCTGTCATTCAGATTGCTGGCTGGACTGATGAGCGTGGATTGTTGATCGCCGCAAGACCGCAAACTTTGGTTATCCCACCAAATCTTCAGTTTGTAGCAACTCGTTTGTTAGAGACAGAAGGCAGGGTTGGAACGGCTGATAATGATCTGAACGCAATCCGCAACAACGGTGCTATACCGGGCGGATACACGATCAATCACTATCTAACCGATACTGATGCGTTCTTCTTGACGACTGACATACCAAACGGTCTGAAGCACTTTGTTCGTTCACCAATGGCTACATCTATGGATGCAGACTTTGATACGGGCAACTCGCGATACAAGGCTAGAGAGAGATATTCGTTTGGGGTAAGTGACCCACTCGGAATATTCGGTTCT